GCCTTAATGTTGAATCCCCTTCTGTAGATTTCTTCAATGGATTTCGGTTCTGCTGCGTCTGCGAATATCTCATCGTAGTGTTGGCGGACTCCCAGCTCGTTCATCCTATTTGAAATCATATCGTTGGTTAAGCCGGTTTGATAAATAAGCTCTTGGGAATAAAGCCTGTCCTCGATAATGACATTCTTGGTTAAAACGGACGGGTCATTCGAATACCCAAAGTCTAATCCGTAGAAGTAATCACCTTGAGGGAGGGAGTCTATTTGCTCGAAGTGCGGATAGACTAAGCCATCGATTTTACCGAGCTTACCCAGTCCGTAGATATTCCACCAGTTCGGGTCGTTCTTGTTGGATTCGATGTTCTTGACGACTTCGGGGGGTAAGACGGCCAGAGCGTCAAGATATGTAGAGTGTATGTATTCATTCTCAGATTGATTTATAAGCCCCTGCTGGTGCGCCCAGAACTCACTGACGGGATTCCAATCGAGAAAGGTGAATAACTCAGTCCTGATGTCTAACTCTTTGAAAGCCTCATAAGGTACGTTGTTACACTCGTTGATGAAAAGTATCTTCCTTCTGCCGCCCCTCATTTTAGATGGTTCGTCTGCCGGGAAGAACTCTATTTTACCCTTGTCAAATGTATAAATATGCTCTGATTTATTATATCTGTTGGCATCGTAGTTATCAGCCATCAGATTCTGGAAGTCTCTTATACAGCCCCTTTTTAAATGGGGGAGTGATTCTGAAACTACGGATATTAAAACGTCATTGTTCTGTGCAATATAGATTAACAGTTGGAGTATAGATATGGTCTTACTTGAGGATGTACCGCCCTCATTTAACGCCCTGCGCTTTCCTGTGGTATATGCAGACAGGTTTCTCTTGAAGATTGAAGTAATTTTGAACTCCACTATTCACCCTTTAGCTCCGATAGCATTTTCTTTGTCTCCGGGTCAACATCTTTAAATATCATCTGCAGGGGGTTGCCGTCTTTGCCGGTAACCTCTTGTCGTTCTACATACCCTCTGTGTTTGCCCTGTGTCTTCAGATAGAAACAGATAGCCCATGATTCACCCTTGCCGATAGCCTGATAGAGTTTACCCTCGGCCACATCGAGCATGGTTTCTTTGGATTCTTTATATGCCTCGGCAACAGTAGGATATTCATCAGCATACCGCTTGACTGTCCTATAGGTAACACCCGCTCTGCGTGCCGCTAAAGTCAAAAGCCCGTTACACTCTTTTAACGCCTCTATTATTCTGCTTGCCGTTGCTTCTCTTTTTTCAGGATTGACTTTATTGCCCATTTTATTTACCTGTTATTAATTCTGCTTTCTTACCTGTAAAATCTTCCCATCTCTTTATGATTACATCGCAGTAATGCTCATCTATCTCCATGCCGTAGCACCTGCGGCTTAACTTTTCACAGGCTATAAGAGTGGAGCCCGAGCCGAGAAAGAGGTCGGCAATGATATTATTAGTCTTACTGAATTTATCTATAAACCAGATACATAATTCAACAGGTTTTTGAGTAGGGTGTTTCCTTGATTTATCCTTATCTGGCTCTTTCTCTGTCCCGAATATACCCGCCCATTTTACTCTTGCAATTTCTCTTTTATGCCTGTTCTTGCTCCAACATAACTCAAAGCAACTTCCAAACATTTTATCTGATTGTGATACCTTTTCCGTATCAGTTCCCTCATTGCTTCGCTTATCCCAAACAAACCAACTACCACCGTCTAACCTCTTAGCGTAGTAATCACCACCCCATAAAAATATGTCATTCGCTTTATCAAAATAACTAATTATAAAAGAGGGGTCGTACTCAACACTGTCACCAATAACTTTGTCGTATTTATTCCCTTGACCTTGACAGCCTTTTTCTTTATAAAATTTTAGATTAGATTTAGCACTGCTCCAATCCGTATTGAGATTCATTCCATACGGCGGGTCAGTAAACACCATATCCGCTTTCTCGCCCTGCATTAACCTTTCTACATCGGTTATCACGGTAGAGTCACCACAAAGTAAACGATGTTTCGGTTTAGGTTCTGCTTTAAACTTTTCGCCACAGCAAGGGCAGGTTAATTCACGTTCTTTCATTTGTTTTTTAGCCTCAAATATGGTAACATATAGTAACTAAGTTATTATTGATTAACGAGGTATTTATGCCAAGTCCAAAACATCCATGTGCTTACCCATGCTGTAATAATATGGTAGCTCGTAAAGAAGCTGTGCACTGTCGTAATCACGTTACTCATACACCAGAATGGATTGAAAAGATTGCCTCCAAAAACAGGGGGAGAACATTGTCCTTGGATGTAAGGCGTAAAATAAGTTCAGCGAGAACTGGTAAGGGCGATATTATTCGTACCTGCCCACTCTGTAATAAAACATTTTCTGTTCTTAAACCTAGTAGTAAAGTTCGTTTCTGCTCAAGGCAATGTGGTTATATCCAGAGGCGGGGCGACAAGGCTCCTGTATGGCGTAAAGATATGCCGATTGTATCATGCCGTGTTTGTGGTAAATCAGTTAGGTCGCCAGCCATAACCGTGAAACGTTATACCTGTTCCTATACCTGCAAGGCTATCTGGCAATTAACCCATCAAAAGAATACAGGAACGGATATCGAGGTTCTTATGGAAAAGGCTTTAAAATTCTTCGGTTATCAATATAAGCCTCAATATAATCTATGCAATGTAACTGTGGCCGATTTCTATTTATCTTCTGCGATGGTGATTATTGGCATAGCCTTCCAGATAAAATTAAAAGGGATAAGCGTCAAACTAAAGTATTAAAAGATAATGGCATTATAGTATTCCGTTTTAAGGGTTCATCAATCCTAGAAGATATTAACTCTTGTATTAAATTGATTAAACGTCAAACGTCTTCTTGCATTTAGGGCATTGAGCCTGTAAACCTAAAGCCCACAAATCCCCTTTCTTACAGATAGTCTCTACATTCTCAGGAACAGCGTCATCATCGGTTAAACCCTCTTCAGGTACAAAGCATTGATTCATCAGGACTTCAATCTCTTTTGAACTAAAGCCTGTTAAATCCATATTGACTTCGCCGTCATCCAGCTCGGTCAGTAAATCTTTCAAGGTGGGCAAATCCCACTCTGATATTAAAGCGGATTGATTGTCCATTAACCCGTAAGCTGTAGCGACTTCCTGAGCGTCATCCACGAATACAACGGCTATTTTATCCCAACCCAAAGAAAGGGCTGCTTGATACATCCCGTTACCGGCTTCAATGGTGTTAGTGTTGACGTTTACTACAATAGGTTTTCTTTGCCCGTAGGTTTTTAAAGAGTTCTTTATGACCTCAATATTCCGTTCAGGGTGCTTCCTGGCATTACGGGGATCTAATTTAATAGATTTAATATCCGTTTCCAGTGGCTTTAATGATTCTATAATGAGTTCGTTGGGCATTTAAATCCTTTCTTGTTTTTGTGTTAAATCGTTCAATTTAAACTCTCACCGGGTTTTAGTTCATTAAGTACTTCTGTTGCCTTATACAGCGAATCAGCCACAGTTTGGCATTCTACAGCCACAGACTCGCATTGTATAGCTAACTCAGCCAGGTGATATGCTTCTGCTTCGTGGGCGTTAGCAAGTTTATTCATCTTGTCTCTATAATCATCAAAGGTTGTTTCCATTCATTCCTTCTTTCACCCACCCCTATCCCTCTCCGGTTGTAAATGCAATCTACTGCGACCGGAGACCTTTTATTTCCTTTGGAATTGACACAGAGATAATACCCTGCATTGTTGTCTTTAAGTACTGGCTACACTACAGTAATTTACTCCGACACTTACACCGTCATTCAGTCGGCCTCTTATTCGGCTTACTTACTACGTGGATTGGTTTGTGCTTATCACCCCTTAATGCCTGGCCGAAATTTTCAGCTAACTCTACTATCTGCTCTGTAACAGGGTCAATGTACTCTTTTAAGCCATAGCAATTAAACACCTGCAATATGGCATTAATCTGTGATACCAAATGAAACTTTAACTTTTTATATTCATCTTCCGGGAGAACTTTATCTTTAGCTATGTGTTTGGGTGTCATTCGTACAATTTACCTCTGAATACAAATTTATGCTTGATTATCGGGACTTGCTGAACGAAGAATCTTTTATTGATAAACGTTACTACCG